GTTTGCGTGTGGATGTAGGTGCAGGTTTTTCTGCGTCCTTGCTCAATGTTTGCATGTACGCATCATGGAACTCTGCTTGCAGTTGTTTATACTGCTCAACCGTAGGTGTGTTGGGTGTGCGGTAGTGATGCAACCAACATTCGACTGCATTGAGTAGCAGCCACTCACGAGATCTAGTCATTCAATACCTCCACATAATCTAGATACATTGCCAACCAACGGTCATACCCTTGGTCGGTCTTGTTAATAGTAGATTGCCACGGTGCGTCCATGCACCTGATGCAATCACTCATCCCCGTGTGCCACAGGTTCAGCAAGGCGCTGTCGTAGAAGTCGGCGTTCATAACGGGTGTTAGCGTTGTTTGCACGGGAGTACACAGCAAGGGTAGAGAGTAGACCAACGCAGCCAATCACTGCGAGGATGATGTTAGTTTCAGTCATTGTTGAATTCCACGTAAGTGTTGGTGACAGGATAGACATGTAGCACACGCTCATGTCCTTGAGCACGGGCAGATCCCTTCGACCATGCCTCCATGTGTGAACGGGCAGTGACGTATTCACAGGCGGAAACATCACGACCGTTAGTGTAAAGAACTTGGTATTCCATATCAGTCATCAGTGGTGTTTACTTGTTTGTACTTGCGGACATTGTTGAGACGCTCAAGTGCAGTCTCTTCATCGATAACTTCAGTACACTCGATCTTAATCTCTTCGAGTTCATCCATACCGTGAAGACGAATGATCTCCATCTTGTGCATCACTGCGTCCATGTTCTGATACACGGATACACAATCCGTATCAGAGTACGGGTAGCGGTGAGTGACAACGTAAACGTTCATGTGGTTGTGTGTAAAGAACACGTAGCCTGAAGGCTACAGAGAGGGGACGTATCCCCTCAGTGTAACTATCAGGCGAAGATGTAACCGTTGGTAAACTCTTCAGTATTGTAGACCTTGCTAGTACCAGCCTGACCTACAAACTTACGAATGAACCACTTAAAGTTCTCTTGAAACACACCCTCACCAGCAACACAGAAGGTATCACAAATGGCATTGAGCCGTGACTTCGTGGTGTTAGACTGCCAGCCACCGTCAAAGACTTGAACGTCAGTGTCGGACACCTTGGCGATCAGGTTACCGTGAAGGTACACATTGTGCACACCGTCTGCGTCCTTGCTGACGCTGGTGTTAGCCTTGGACCAGTGCTCGCAATCGTTGGTGATAGCGGTGCACATGTCACGTTCGATCTTACGCATGTTGTGAATGGACGTAATGTGTAGAGTGTAGCTTGAGGGCTACAGAGAGGGGCGAACCCCTCAGTGTAACCGTCAGACCAGGGTCAGACAGGCAGTACGCTCAGGGCGTACACAGTTCTGGTTAACCCAGAACCCAAGGCTCATGTTAGGGTTGAGCATGAGGTTAGCGATAGCACGGCGGCTAACGTTGGTGTACTCGTAGCTGTAGCCGTTGGCAAACTCAACGAGCACAACGCCAAGCACAGGGCTGACCTGAAGGCAAGCAACAGCGTCAGAGGTGCGAGGTTGGATGTTGAAGAACATTTGAAACAGTAGCAATGTGAAGTGGTGCGACCTTGTAAGTCGCAAGACCGTACAGCCCGACTCAAACGGGCAGCCTGTCGGTGCAGGGTGCAGGTGGTGCCATGAGCATACTTGTATAGCGGCTGTGGCTCGCCGCTTCATGTGTCTACCACAGCTCCCGGTCAGATACCCATGCCGGTCGTCGTCGTCTAGCCGTTGCTCGGCAAGCGCTGTGCTTATTCGGTTGTCGAGGTTCGGTGGGAGTGACTGATGGTTGAAGATCGAGACTCTCCTCCCCCTTAACAGGGAGAGTCGAGATCAAGACCTTCAATCAGTCATCTCAGTCATGATAGACCCTCAAGGTACCGTTGTGGCGGTAGACGGTTCGAGAAGGTGGCACAATGCTGGCTCAATGCTGGCTCAAAACCGTTGCAGCGCAGTGGTTATAACTGTCGCTTATCTGTCCCATTAAATGTTCTGATAAGCCGCGACAGATCGCGTCAAACCAAGGCAGCCACAGCGGTTTCGAGCCAGCATCGAGCCGGTTCTAGCCGGTGTAACGCGGCGTAGCGCCGGTGTTGCGCGGGTTATAACGGGCGAGCACTGGCGGGGGCTGCGTGCCACAGGCGCCACACGGGCACACCCCCCTGGGGGTAGCTGCGGCGCTGCGTATACGTTAATAGGTTTCAGAAATTTTTGTCAAAAATCGACGGTTTAGCGCAGTTAAACCTGTGATAATTCAGGTGAGCCGCCTCTACGGCTACAAACGTTGCCAAAAGAATGACAATGATCAGCTTCATAGACCACATAAGACCGGATAACACCGCTATCAGTAATAGTTTGTAAGAAGTACGTCGAAGGACCGGTTTGAACCAGTCCAACGATGCACATATTAAGAAAAAAATTACACATCTGCCCATACTGCCGCATATACTTGCGGATAACACATAGCTATTAGCTGTTTACACTGGTCTGCAATAAGTTTATGTTCTTTTTGCGTACCATTAGCACACCGAAGCTGACAATAGTGAATCCAGCTACGAAGAGTACCGTTCATGTACATCCGAGTAGGCTGTGACAACGGTAAAACATCACGTGCACACTCCTTAGCTACTCCTGCTTCTAACAACTCTTTATACACTCGTTCTGAGTGCTTGTAAAGATCCTGTATAGAGCGTTGAAGGAACGGGTCTTGTTCTTCTACCTCAATACTATTCTGACGGTTCTTGGTGTCTTGCAGGCGTAGCTCCGGCATAACGCCGGTACCAAGCAGTGTAGCATCGGCGTAACGCTGGCTAAACTCTTGAAAGGAGAAGCTACGGTGACGCAATATTTGAGCTGCGATAGACCGTGTAGTTTCGATCTCTACACACATGTTTACCATCTCAAACGGACTCCAATGCTGGTGTTCGATGAGGTACTTAATCAGACGAGCACTGGTCTTAGTGTTGTTCTGATTATCTGGGTTAGATACTCGTGCCATATAGGCTACAAGATCATCACCTTTGTTAGTGTGGTGAACAAGTTGTACGGTGTGGTGGTCGGTGGACATACAGTAGTAAAACGGAAACAAGCCGTATTTAGTGGTGGGAATAATGGTGGAAAAATAAACCTTGTTCGGTTTACTGTCGGTAAAGAAAAGAAGGGGGAGATTTGTTGTCTCCCCCAACACAGGAAGTCCACCCTTCTTCCTGTATAAGGGTGGGACCTCTTAAATCCAAGTCGGTGACTGGCCTCTAGAAAGCCCCCTAGCTTGTTTTCTTTGCTCTAAGGTCATACCTAAAGCAAGGTGGTTTACAGCCTGTTGTGGGTCGTCTATGAACGCTTCTAGCATGTCGTTCCAGTCGTCCCGTTTACGCTGTTTTATTACCTCTTGTGCCGAGATAGACATGGCGTCTGTAAAGTACTTAACGCCTTGTGCCAGTGCGTCCAATCTGTCGTCGTGTCGAACTGCACCTTTCTCCCGACACATCCTACTCATCTGATAGAAGAGCATATAGAGGAGACGTTTTTCTGGAGCGTCGTCTTTATTTGAGTTGTAGTCCCAGTCGATGACAGCACGATCAACAACAAGGCGGTGTTGATTAAGGACAGGCTCAAGGGCATCAATAATACGCTCTTCTTTACGGACATTTGCTCGTACCTCTTCTACGTCAATTGCTTGTTGTGTCTGTTGTAAGTGTTTCTTGAATAGCTCCGCAACAAGACCATCACCAAAGTTTGTTTCAACAACCAGTTTAGTAACGTTAAACTTCTTACATCCTTTTAGAATGTCCAGAAGCGTATTGTCTGAGTATCCGTCTCGATAAGCTCGCACTTCGTGCAGGTACAAATAACCGTTTCGTTGGGAGATATAAGCTGCTGCCGTTTCATCTGTACCACGACCCGACGGGTCAACTGAGCAGATTGTTTCTTGGTAAGGACCCCATTCACCTTGGAGCTGCATTGGAGAGTAGAAATAGTCTCCAGGTAACCCAACAGTTGGGAGTTCTTTGATGACGTTTCTAGGATCGCTGCACCAGATGATGTCATCAGGAGCGGACTTAGGATTAACACTGGTGACGATAAGATCAGCCATCTTAAGCGGGAACTTTTCCGCATCACTGAGACTTGTATCAAGCATGAACTGCAGCATGAAGTTGCTGCGTCCCATTGCTGCTTCACGTTCGAGAAGATCTTCATGGCTAAAACGGTCAGGGTCAGTTACGCTCCAGGGTTCAGCACCCATATCTACGTCTTCTTGGAGCTGAGGAGCAATCAGTCCTTCGTAGTTAGCAAACTTACGAGGAACACGAGCGGGCCAAACAAAGGGGCGGTAGTTACGTTCTGCAAGCTTACGATAAATGGTAAAGGTTGTCTGGGGGGTACCCAGGTACATAATCCTGGAGTCGTCTTTTGGCGTAAGAATTGACTCAGCCTCCGTACAGAGTTGCAGCAACTTCTCACGCATCATCTCCGTCATAGAGTTACCAGGCACCTCCACGTCATCAAGGATCATCAAGTCTGCACGGCTACCAGTCAGCTGACCCGTAATACCAACGGATTTAACCGACGGAGCCTGAGACGGTGAGCAGTTAACGTCAAAGCTAATCCGGCTCCAACGGGCGTCATCTGATTTAGGTCTCAGGTGGTTTAACCAGGGTGTCTCAATAATAAGTTTTTGAAGGAAGATACTCATGTTATCTGCTCGCTCCTTAGAAGCGGAGATAATCATAATCTTTTTTTCTGCGTTATTAAACAGAGTCCAAAGCACAAAAGCACCAGTAATCCAACTTTTACCGACACCACGGAACGCTTGGATTTGTAATCGCTTAGGTCCGTGTTGTAGGTAGTCGGCAATGGCGTATTGTGCTCTGGTTGGCTCCGGCAAGTCTAGCTGCGACCACAGGGCTTGTAGAAATACTTTAAAATCGCCCTGTAGGGCTTCTAGTACGTTGCTCATAAGTTACTTGATATGCGATAAAATAAGATTTTCTCGGGGTGTAATACCAAATGTTGCTCTCATCCAAGATAACCAGTTACTGGTACCTTTGTTCTGATTACATTTCCTGCAGGATGGAACCAAATTTCTTGTTGTCGTTTCTCCTCCATAAAAACGAGGTACAACGTGATCAAGAGTAAGTTCATGTAGTTCATAATGTTCTCCACAATAGACACATTGACAGTTGAAGTGTTCCTTAATGGCTTGACGCCACATACGTTTCGCTTCAGGGCTAGTCATGGTTATTAAATTTTGCAGGTAGTGATCAGGTGATGGCAGCAAAGGGGTCATGCGTATCTTTGACCGGTTCTCGGACGACGACGGTTAGTTGAGGGTGTCTCAAGCTTTCCGCTTGTCTTGCCGGTGTGAGATGCATCTTTTCCGTCACCATTACCGTAGGTACCAAGTTTGCGGTTAAGCTTGTTAGCAGCAGTACGAATCTTCAGACCTTTATTTGTCTTGTTATACGCTCGTTGCTGCTTACGCCGACGTTCGGCTGCTTTAGGGTTTGACTTGTAGTAATCAGAAGTTTTTTGAGCCATACAACCTCTTCTGTACCATTTCAGGGTCAATCTTGGGCATGACTGTTGCTAATTTATCCAGGGGATTGCCGTCATATGCAACACCGCTGATGTCATTCTTGGCTAGCCAGTCACAAGCTGCTTTGAGATCTTGAGTACTGGCTTCACCAGATTTAATACGCTGAAGGAATTCAGAAGTAACGAGATTGTGGAGTTCGTTAAACTGATCCTCAGTTGCTTTTTTCTTCATTTGTCAAAGACACAATAGGTACAATGTCGTGACACAGTACCTCTACACGAGACCCAGGGCGGAACGTAAATCCAGCCTTCATGATCTCGGTACACTTAAGTGCACGTACTAATTCGTAATCAAGGCGGAGTTTCTC